GCTGATTGACGCACTTGCAGAACTTGAGGCGATCCGCCGCAAGTATTCGACTCTCAAAGCCTTGGCTCCGGTGTTCGCCGCAATGGACAATGTGATTGCCTTGTCATCGGCGAAGGCTAAGCCAAGGGTGAAAGGTGATGTTGTGCCAGCATCACCACCAGCGTAACGCAGGCATCGCTCCGCTTCGCCACGCTTCGCATCGCGCCGCAACTCATCGCAGGCACCTAAACCCGGCATAACCGCCGGGTTTTTTACTTGACACTTGCCAAATCATCGTTATGCTATTTGCTGATACTGATCGAACTGGATGAACCAGAGCCATGATCGAGCCGGTGCAAAGCCGGATGAATCATTTCTACGGTCGAGCCAGATGAATCAGACGTGTTACGAAACGTCTATTTTCATCTGGAGCATCGACATGAATTTTCTCAAGTTTCACAAGCTCGTAAAAGCACTCGGCATTGCTGAGGCCTTTGCGATGGCTGTCAAAGACCTTGGCAGTCACAAGAAGGCCGTCGCCATGATTGACGGTCAAGAAATCACTGACGCTGATGGCGTTGCCATCGACATCCAAACCATCGAACTCGGCGCAGGCAGCAAGGCTGCGGACGGCGCTGAGGAAGAGGAAGAGGATGAAGAGGCGATGACCCCCAAGGCCATCGCGCAGCTTGCGGCCAAGTCTGCTGCTGAGGCCATCGCGTACGCGTTCCCATCTGACGGCAAGCCCCGCATTTCAGGCGGCACCTTCCGCAACGACGACGAACGCAAGTTCGGCTGGGCAAACTTTGGCGAGTTTGCCAAGGGCGTGAAGAACGCGAGCAAGGGCGGCAGCGGCAACACCGACAAGCGGCTGATGACTAAGGCACCGACCACCTACGGCAACGAATCGACCGGCGTGGACGGCGGCTTTGCGGTGCCTCCTGACTTCGTGAACGCGGTACGCGAAAACACGCAGGCTGAAGATTCTCTTCTGTCCCGCACTGACAACCACGTGACCAGCAGCAACAACGTCACCATTCCTGTCGACATGAACGCCGACTGGAATACGACTAACGGAATTCAAGCCAACAGCAAGGGCGAAGGCCAGCAGTACACGGAGAGCAAGCCGATTCTTGGCGAGCACAACGTGCGCCTGCACAAGATCACTTCGCTCGTGCCGATCACCGATGAACTGCTCGAAGATTCCAGCTTCCTTGGAAGTTACCTCGCTCGCAAGGCCGGTCGCAAGATCGACTTTGAAGTGAGCCGCCAGATCATCAGCGGTGGCGGTAACGGTGAAATGCTCGGCATCCTCAACGCTCCGTGCACCATCAGCATCGCCAAGGTCACCTCTCAGGATACGGCCAGCTTCGTGGCGAAAAACGTCATCGCCATGTGGTCGCGCCTGTATGGCCCCCACGCAGGCAATGCGGTGTGGCTCATCAATCAGGATGTCATCCCGCAGCTGCACGACATGTCACTACCAGGCAAGGACGAGACCGGCACCAGCGGCACCGCGTACGGCACGAACGTTTACAACCCGGCCAACGGGTTTGCTGACGCACCGTTCGGCACGCTCTACGGTCGCCCTGTCATCCCGCATCAGGCCTGCTCTACGCTCGGCACCGCTGGCGATGTCATCCTCGCAGACCTGCGCGAATACATGACGCTCACCAAGGCCGGCGGAATCAAGGCTGACCAATCGGCTCACCTGTACTTCGATTACGACATGCAGGCGTTCAAGTTCACGCTGCGTGTTGGCGGTCAACCGTGGTGGCCTGCAACCCTCGCCGCTAAGAACGGCTCGGCCACCTACTCGCCATTCGTCACCGTCGAAACTCGCGCCTAATCCTGATCCTGATCCTGACCCCATTACTTAACACAAAGGAGCCTTAAAATGGCTTGCAATCGCAAACTCTCGGAAGAAATCAAGACGGTGATGTTTGAACTCGACGCGGAAGGCCCTTCCGACGTGGGCTGGGTGGACATCGAAAACTTCGGCAAGTTTGGCGCGATGGTCATGCGCTCGGTCGGCACCACCGGGCTGGACGACTTCCGCATTCTCGGCAACACCACTGCTACCGGCAGCGGCACTGACATCGTGCTCGCAACCGGAACCATCCTCGCAACGGTCGATGCTGTTGGCGATACCGCTTGGCTCGAAATCAGCCAGGCAGTTCTCGACGCAAACCCGACCGTTCGCGGCGTGAGCGTGAGCCTGGGCCACGTTACCGCCACTGACGAATCAGTCATCACCTACATCTTCGGCGATCCTCGCCAGGTGTCTGGTGCCTTGACCGCAGGCGTGCTTGCCTGATCCTGACATCCATGACCCCGCCAGTTGAAAAGCTGGCGGGTTCTTTATGCTTATTCGCTTCAAAACCAAACGAGTCACGCCCACCAAGACCTACTTGTGTGGGCGCGAATATGACCTGTCCGAAACTGAGGCGCGGCATTGGATCGCCGATGGCGTGGCTGATGCGTCTGATGCGGCCGAGGTTCAGGTGAAGGCGCTTGACGGCCCGCCTGCGGATAAGTCGATCAAGGCACCGGCCCGTAAGAAATCCAACTCCTAAACGTGATGAGGCATAAATGGCCGGTGAACTCTACATCACGAACCCTGGCGATGCGTCAAACTTCTACGTCGTCATTCGCAGGCTCAGCGATGACAAGGTGTGGGATGTCACCAACACCACCTTTGCTACGTGGGCCGATGGCGGCATTGACGATTACGATGTCGCGCTCACCAGTAAGGGCGGCGACCTTTACAAAGGCGACTTCCCGACCGGCATCACCGCAGGCACGCGGGTACTTGCCCAGCATTACAAGCGTGCAGGTGCTACTCCTGCGATCACTGATTCTCTGTTCCTTACCATCGATGTAACGTGGAACGGTGCAACGCTTGCGTCAGGCTCGTCAATCGCGCTTGATGCGCGGGCGCTGACGACACTCGCCAGCATCAAGCGGGCACTTGCAATCACCGGCACCACCTACGATACGCTTCTCACCGAACTCATCAATCAGGTCAGTGCCCGCATCGAACGGCTCACCGGCAGACACTTCGCAGCGGCTGAATATAACGAGTGGGTTTGCACTGACGGCGAGCATCAATTCACGATCCGCAACTGGCCCATCGTGCGCGTGAACCGCGTGCGGTACTGCACTGATACGGCCATTCGCACGAGCTATACCGGATCAGCTATCGAGGCGGTGGTGAGTGTTTACTACGACGATGACGGCGGTAGCGGCACGGCAAGGCTACTGTCCATCGCTGCCGACGGAACAGAAACAAGCAATACATTTGCATTTTCCACCTACAAAACGTTGAGCGCACTCGCTACGGCGATGAATGCCATAAGTGGATGGACTGTCTCTCTGTACGCGAGCCGCGATGGACAGTCTCTTTCCCTGTGGCCTGCTGGCGGTCTCGACGCGAAGAACACGACCGGCGAGCTATACGCGGTGACTGAGTTTGACCGCGTGACGAAAGTAGATCACCGGCGCGGGATGGTGTCCGTGGCGGGCACCAGCATGAACCTGCTGGTGAGCTATCGCGGCGGGTACGAGGTCATCCCCGATGACGTGGCGCGTGTGGCGAATGAAATGGCTGCGATGAGCTACCACGAGATCAGCATCAACCCGATGCTGGCAAGTGAGTCGATTCCCGATTACAGCTACAGCCTGGCGAACAAAACAGAGATCGCATCGAACCACCAGACGGTGCTCGACGCCTACCGATCCTTTGCAATCGGAGGTGTATGTTGAGCATTGCGCACATGCTGAACCGAACGATGACCATCACGCGGCCTGCCGACGTGGTGACCGCTGGCCGCACCGCTACGACCTACTCGGCTCATCTGTCTGCGATCCCATGCCGCTGGCACCAGCTAAGCGGCAGCGAAGTGGTACGCAGCGGCGGCGAGCGTGGCGTGAGCATCTGGCGCGTTTCATTCGACGCATCGCATGACATCAAGCGGCGCGACCGCGCGGCGTTCACCGACGCCGATGGAGTCACGCACACCATCGACATCGCCAGCGTGCGGAACAGTTCGCAGGGCTTTGGATCTTCTGCCGTCATCAAGGTGATGGAAGGCGAGGAGGTGTCCTGATGCCCGTAGACTGGCACGGCCCGGCAATCATGGCGAAGGCGCGACGAGCGGCAGCAGAAGCGATGCAGGCCGGTGCTATCGTCTTGCAAGTTGCGATCAAACAAAACTTGAGCAAGGGCGGCAGCAGCAACAGGTCGAACGAAGGCAAGGCTCACGGCGGTAAGAATCTGGCGGTAGGAACCGGCAACCTTCGCAGGTCAATTCAGGTCGCACCTATCGAGGTGACCGGCAACATCATCAAGACTCGCGTCGGCACCAACGTGGTGTACGCAAAGATTCACGAGTTCGGCGGCGTTGTCGTGGCAAAGGGCCGGGCGCTGACTGTTCCCGTCAGCAGAAAAGCGAAGGCGGCAGCTTCGAGAGGCGTCAGCGCGCGAGCGGCTTTTCCTGATTCGTTCATTCTCAAGACTGGCAAGTCGGCATTGATCGTGCGCGATCCGTCGCGCGGCAAAAACAAGATGACCGGCGGCGCGAAAGTCTCCAAGACCGGCAGGCCCACCGTCATGCAAAAGCCATCAATGGGCAATCGCGGCGGCAAGAGTCTGAGCCATGCACTTGTGAAAGTCGGCGGAGCGTGGAAAAAATTGGAAGTGCTGTACGTGCTGGTGCGATCCGTTCGCATTCCGCCCCGCCCATACTTCCGCCCAGCAGTGCAGCAGGCCAGCGTTAACATCCGCCAGACCGTGGTCAACACGTTCAAGAGCCTGATGGGGAGGGGCATCTAATGTCACAGGCCCAGCTCGAAGATGCAGTGATAACGCAACTCAACGCCAACACCGGCGCGGGCACGTTCTACGCGTCGCTGAGCGGTCGCATCTATCTCAATCAAGCACCTGACAGCGCTACCGAAACGCTCGCCGTCGTGCGCGTGATTGTTGATTCACCTGATCGGTACTTCGCGGGCAGGGCCGACACCGACGCGGAAGTGCAGGTGGACATCTTCGGCGATGAAGATGACATGACCATCCAGAGCGTGAACACGAAACTGTTCACGCAGTTGGACAACAAGACTTTAACCATGACAGGTCACACCGCGACCTGCATGTGTATCGACCGTGGATCAGTGGACGTTTCCGAACGACGTATGAACATCACCAGCCGGTGGCGCGTCATCGCCACCGCAACCAACTAGGGAGCCACAAAATGGCACTGACAAAGATTGCAGGCGTCGGCGGCACCGTTGCACTGCCGACAGGATTCAATGGACACTTCCGATCATTCGATTGGAACCTGTCATACCCCGAGGCAGAGACCACGGGGTTTCTCGATCTCGGATTTGCATCGTTCGTGCCCGTGGGCGGCATCCGATGCACCGGCAGCGTGCAAGGCGTGCTCACGTTTGACGCGGCAGCCACGCAGCCGTTCCCCGACGCATTTGCCGACGGCAGCGGGCTGGGCCTGGGCGATCTGGCCGGGCTGACAGGCACAACCACGCTGACCTATACCACCGGCTGCACACTCGCGTTCAGCGCGAACATCACCGGGCTGGGCGGCAACCGCCCCGAGAACGGCGTGGGCGAATGCACATGGCAGTACGGATCGACCGGCCCGCTAACTGTTGTGTGGGACGAAGTCTGATGAGTAACGGAAACGGCATACTGATGAGTAGGCCCAAAGTCGGCACCACGGTGGAGGTGTGGATCGTCTGCAATCGCGGGCAGTGGGTGGGCATGGTGCCCGCGCTTGCAGGCGTGGGCGCTAAGGGGCCAGACCCCGAAGCGATCTATTCATACTGCCGCAGCCGAACTATGGACATCGTGATGAGAAGCAGGAACAACAGGGTGGACCCGCCGTGGCAGGCGATCACTCGCAAGCCGCCAATCGGCTGCACAGTTCGCAGATTTACATACAAGCATGGAGGCCTCAATGGGCTTTGAGCAGAGCATCGAAAACGGAACAGCGACCAGCCGCGACATCGAAGGCCGCAAGGTGTTGTTCGGCATCATCAGCATGCGCGATCTTGGCAAACTTCGCGCGCTGATGCCTGACGAAGAGCGCAAGGGCGCGACGATCAATGATGTGTGGTGGTGGTGCAAATCGCCGGACGGCCTGCTTGCCATGATCGCACTCAGCGCGCAGAAGTTTGACCCGATGTTCACCGAGGATCAGGCCGACGCGACGGCTTTGCTCGTGGGCCTCAAGGAACTGGGCGAGGAAATCCAAGAGGCATCAGCGGGCAAGCCGCAGAAGAGCGAGAGCGCCGAGGGAAAACCTCCAGCGGATACGACGACGAAGTAGCAGAGCAATGCGCCTTCCTGCGAATGGAAGGCTTCATCTCTGATCCGTGGTCACTGTCCCCAAAGCAATGGCACGATCAAACGACCGCCATCATCGAACGATTAAAACAGCGAGCGAAGCATGGCTGACCAAAACCTAGGAACGCTCTACACACCAATCGAGGCACGCCTTGAGCCGTTCGCGCGCGGGCTGAAACAGGCTGAGGGTATGGCGCGCGAAGGCGCGAAGAAAATAGAGAAAGCATCGGCGGTGAACCTTGGCGCGACAGGCGGGAAGCTCGACGGCGGCGGAGCGCTTGGCGGCGGTCTGCGCGTGGCCGCAGGCTTGCAGGCTGCATCGGCTGCGTTCGCGGCGCTCAATGTCGCATCTAATCTTTTTCGCGGTGACATGGAAGGCGTAAGGGAAACATTATTTCAAATGCCGCTGGGCATCGGACAGATTGCCCGCGCTCTTGACAGCATGATTGACGGCGGTCAACTCGACAAAATGAAGAAGGACTTCGATGAAGTCAACGCCAAGTTTCAGCGGACATTGCAGCAAGCGGGCAGGCGTAACGCTTTCAAGGCTGAGCTAGGCAGCAGGCTGGAAGGACTTGGCGGCAAGGCGGCGGAGGCAGGTCTCGAAGGCTTCGATCTGGAAAGGGCACGGGCAAACGCTGGACGTTTCGACCAACTCCAGGCAGTTGAAAAGCGTGAGCAAGAGGCCAAGAAATTACAGATCGACATCAGCACCGAGACGGCACTAGAGCGCGAACTTATCGAGCGAAACACCGCCGAGGAAATCCGCAGAATCAACAAGCGCGAAAGCGAAGAGGCCGAAAGAGAAGCGAAGAGACTGGCCGATATCCAAACGCGAATCGCTGAGGATGTCCAGAAAACAAAAGAGCGACAGGCCGACGAACTCACCGCGATGCGTGACGATAACGATGTCGATCAGCTACGCAGCACCGATAGCGTTGCCGCTGAAAGATTGAAAATCGAACTTGATACTACTGCGAAAATCAAGCGTGCCACGGCTGACGGAAACCTTAATCTGATCCCTGAGATCGAACGCCAGAAAGCGCTACGGCTCGCGGGCGTGGGCGCTGGTGGCATGGCAGATCGCGGCCAGCAGATTGACGACATATCGCGGATGGCGATTGGATCGGGCGCGAACATCAGGGCAGCGGCGAAGCAAGAGGAACCTGTGACCAAAAAGCAAGGCGAGACACAGATCGGCGTTCTGCGTGACATGCTTAGCGCCATCACCCGCCTGCGAATGGAAGCGACGGCCAACTAATGACACTACAAATCAAGCCCATGCTCAAAGGTTCGTCGCTTAGCCGCAACGGTGGGCGGCTGAATTATCACGTATCAGGGCTTGACGGCACCACGCAAAAGGTGATGTGGGACGCGATGTTTGCCGGCGGACTGCCGCAGCCAGAGGACCCGCACCCGAACGCCCCAGGCCTCAAGGTCACTGACACCGAAGTTACCGAAATGCTTGGCAATTTTGATTGCGTTGTGACTGTCACCTACGGCACATCGGAGGAGACTCAGCCGGGCGGAGGCGGATCGGGCACAGGCACCATTGAAGTGGACTCGTCCATCGTGATGGTGAAAACAGAGATTGACTTTGACGGCTCGCCGATCAGGGTAATTTACAATCCTGGGAACCCTGCACTTCGCCCACCTATCGGGCATGGCGTGAACGTCGCAGGCGGTGACCGGGCGATG